ATACGCCAATCCGTGAACCGTGGAATCCGCTGATCAAGCAGTGCCTTGAAGCGATAGATCGCCATGAGCACCTGTACCGCAGCACCGGCAACGGCTGGCATGCGGCCAAAGCGCAAGACCTGCGGTGGTACGTCGCTGAGCTAAAGGACTGGATTCACCGGCAAGAGGCGGCTACCACTTCACCTTGTCCGCCCAAAACGCCGGGGACATCTTCCCGCGAGCAATGTTACTGGCGTGCCTTGCCTTGAAGGATGCCCGCCTAGCCTTGTCCGCATCTGATTCACCTTTGCGCGCTGGGCTGCCGCTGACGCCTTGCTGTCCAAACCGGATTAGCTTGACGGTCTCGCCTTCTTTGGCAAGCACCGCATGCGATTTGGTCGGATGGTTTGGCGTCCGCTTGGGTTTGTTGTAACCCTCAAACTGCTCGCCGCGGTAGGTGATCATCGCCGTGGTGCAGGTTTCAGCTCTGACCGCTTTTTGATAACCGCGTTGCCGGTTGACTCGGATTTGATCCGCACGATCGGATCGTCCATGCTGCCGACGCGGGTGACGCTACCGCCGCCTTGTGTTGGTATGGTCGCCCGCTCGCCGCCAATGCTGGTGATCACGCCAAAGGTGCGTGTGCCTTGGTAGCTCCAGCTAACCCGGTCGCCGCGTTTCATTTCTTTTTACCTTTAGGCTTGCGAGCCTTGCCGGCTTCGGACAATGCAATGGCGATGGCCTGCTTGCGGCTCTTAACCATAGGACCTTTGCCAGGTCCGGGCTTGCCGCTATGCAGCGTGCCGCGCTTGTATTCGCCCATCACCTTAGCGACCTTGTCCTTTTTCTTTGCCATTAGGATGCAGCGGCTTAACCCAATTCTATGCGCATCATTTTGGACGAGCAGGACGGCATCACGGTGCGCGACCTGCGCAAAATCATTGGCCGCATCCCAGAATCTGACGAAGACGGCAACAACGCTCGTATTTTTGTCGTAAATGGCAATTTGCATACATCGCCATTAAAAATCGCCGCCTTAGATGAAGACGGCGACCTTGTACTGGTTTCTGACTTCTGGCAAGCGGTAATGGAAGACCTTGGAAGCTGGGAAGAGTTTACTGAATAGATCAACCACCAAGTGCCTTGGCCCTGCGGTCCAGTGCAGCATTGCGGGCTTTAGCTTTAGATGCCATGGCGGCGCCTTTTTTACGGCCAGCAGCGCGTGCGGCTTCAACTTTCTTAGATGTTGATGCAGCTTTCTTGGCTTTCTTGCCTTTTTTGCCAGTGAGTTGATTTGTCACACGGGTCAGGTTTGACTTAGTGCGCTTCGACTCAGCTTTTGTCAGCTTGTCAACAGTGCCACGCTTTGTAGCGGCAGACATGGTCCGGGCTGCTTCACGAGCTTCACCGGCTGCCTTTTTGTACTTGGCACGAGCGCCCATGTTCTTGGCGCTTTTCCCTATCTTGCCACCGCCACCGCCGGCAAAGCGGCCGTTGGAGTCACGTTTATAGGAGCGTGCCATGACGGTATCGCTGTAGATACTTTAGTTTACGGCTCCATATCTGGCGCGGAGTTGTTCTAGCGTTAGCTCTGACCCATCATCACGGACCAGCTTGGCGATGGCAGCATCAGGACCATGCTTGTCCGCCAGCCTGCGAAAGTAGGGAGCCTTGCTACCCAGCGCTTGCTGCTGACGGGCAAGCACATTTGCTTTGGATTCGCCTGGCATCTTGTCGTATAGCCATTTGCCGTATGTGGTATTGACCGGCACCTGTCCATCGGCACTGGCGCGTGTGCCTGCTGGTGGCGGTGTGAACCCTAATTCTTTATAATCAATGACCGGCACGGTGGTGCTGCGGCAGTTGAAATGCTGCGGCGGCGTCGGTCCTTTGCCGTATGGAAACTCTTGGCCGTCTAACGCCCGGCATATTGCGCTGGTGCGGGTGTCGAGCGTGGCAACGTACCTGTACCGCGGTGTGATGTCTTGGTTTGCCTCGTAGACCTGCTGGCTGGCGGTGTTGGCTACTTGGTTGATGCTGGTGCGCACGAGGGCAACGACCTGATTGTCTGCCACTGCTGTTGCCTGCCCGCCTGCAGCGATGAGCTGCTTGACAGTCTTTGCCTCTTCGCCAAACTGCAGGCTGCCGATCAGCCGCTTAGCAATGGCAGGTGTCGGCTCGCCGGTCAGCAGCCCTTGCCGCACCACCTGCGAAAACCGCTCGGCCTGATCGACGGCGATGCCCCTGAACGCCTTGGTGACTACCTCGCCGTTGGGCAGCGTGATGGTTGCACCCTGCGCAGCGGTCAGATTGAACGTAGCCGGTGCGCCCTGCACTGCTGCAAACAGGTCATCCGATAGCGCGACCACATTAAGTTGCGTGGGATCGGTCGTGACCACACTCTGCGCAAACTGTGGACTGATCTCAACGGTGCGCACTGCATCACGAGCGCCAGCAGGTAATGCACGCCGCAACTGCTCGGTCACAAACTCAGACTGTAACTGCGCGATGCCCTGCAGTTCGCTGGCCGTGATCTCCGTTGCATCACCTGCCCAAGTGCCGAGGCTGTCCTTTAGCTGCGCAAGAATCGCCCGGAGCCTAGCAGCTTTTACCGGCGCTGCTAGCTCATCAATTGTCCGCAGTTGATTGACTGCATCAATGATGGTGTCGTTGTAAGCATTGATGATGCGCCGCGCAACGCTATTGCTGAACCTGTTTAGGTCAATGGCGTTGCGGTATAGCGCTTCTGGTGTAGCCATTAGATGACACCAAGTTGCTCAGGACGATATTGCGACCTGATGCTTACATTGGCGCCACGGTTTAATGCACCCTGCACTGCTGCAGCGAAGGCGTCGTAACCGTTCTGGCCGTCTTCCATGATGCGCAGTTCGTCCACTTCATCAGCCCTGCCGTCTTTGTACCATGTCAGCCGGATGACAGCTAACACCTCATCAGGCAGCTCGCAGACGGTGTAATCAAGTTCTTGCTTCCTCGGCTTCTTGGGCTCCATCCATATCATCAGGTCCACTAGCCAGTCTGTCAGCTTGTCCAGAAGACGGTAGATCAAGCCCCGCATTGGATGTGGCCTCCAGTTCCTCGTCTACATCAAAGTTATCGCCCAGCACATCGCCTTCGGCCAGCTCACGCAACAGGGTCTCTTGACTGATGGTGCCAGCGGTGTAGAGCGACAGCAGCGCGGTAATGTCCTGTGGTTCAAGGCGTGCGCCTAGGAAGTCGCGGTTGACGTAAGCGCTACCAGCAGCGGTGGCATTGCCCAGGTAGGTAGCGTGCCACTGCAGGCAGTTGTCGATCATGTCCTGCATATTTTGCGCGATCACCATCATCGTGCTATCGCCTTGGCTGCGGTCAATGCGCTTTGCCTCAGCGGTCTCGGCGCTCAGCTTCTGGCCCAGCACTGCTGACAGGCCCAGCTCGTTGATCTGCAACGCAAGCTGCTCAAGCCTGCGGAACTGGTAATCAAAGCTGCGGCCTTGCGGTTCGATGTATTCAGCGCGTCCTTCGGCTGGAAATGCGATTGCCTCACCTGGTCCGGCTGATACCTCTTCCGCTGCTGATGGGAACCCGTAGAACGCCAGCATCGGCACGCAGGATACGTGGAGGATGTTGTCGAGGTCGGACTGGATCTGGTAGGTCTTCAGGTTCAGCTCAGCGATGTCCTCCAGCGGCGGCCGCGACTCCATGAACCCATGGCGTTGGGCATAGGCGATCGTGAACGGGATCTCGCTCAGGCTGGTGCGGCCCTCATCGACGACAGTGAACTCGCCGCTGTCCTGCTTGCGATGGATGCGGTACTCGCCAGGCGTCAGGACACGAACCTGCTCGACGGACTTCTCGCCGTATTCGCCATCAGGCACGGTGACCACTTCCGCTAGTCGCAACTGCGTCAGCACCTGTCGGCCTTCCTGGGTCTCAGTGCGCCAGCCAAGGATCTGCCGAGGCGTGTATGTCACCCAATAGGGTCTACCCCCATTAGCTGGTGCATCCACCAATGTACCAATATGGCCATAACGGACCATCTTGCGGGCGGCTTCATAGGTCCAGACATTGAGATCATTGCCTTGCAGGTCTACGTCGAACAGTTGCTCGCGGATGATGTCAGCGGTGTCATCCAGCCGGACAGGCTTGCGGGTCAGCATGCCGGCCAACATGCGCTCTAGGCGGATGTAATACGGCGGGCAAACGCTACGGGCTAGACGGTTGTCGTAGGACTCGTCTAGCTCGCGTGGTTCTTGCGGCAGGTAACGGCGATGCTTTTTGCGCATGCCGTAAGTGCCTTGCAACAGGTCCTCAATCAGGATCCAATGTGGCTCTTGCGCGTACCAGCTTGTATTGGGGTCATTAACCCTAGATACGGTGCGCTGGGCTAGCGGCCGGTCGTAAAAGTTGTATCCGCTATACACGACCGCTAGCTGCTGACAATGCCGTCAGTTTACGGCTTCAGTCCCTGATGACAGGCCGGGTGGTTGTGATGCGCCTCGGCGGCTTGGTCACGGCCGACGCTGATGCCGACGGCGTACATCATGAACAACAGCGCCAGGGCGGCGAAGCGGTTGATCCAAGGATTGGTGGTCATGGTTGGGATGGTAGGTGATCGGCCATGCTGGCCGTGAGCAAAAGATACCAGCGTTTGCCGCCGTGGTCAACCCTAGTAAAGTCTGACGCCAGTGCCGCGGCCAGCGCCAGCATGCAGCGGGTTGAACTCACGCCAGATCAGGTAGCCCAACGCGTCGTTCATGTGGTCAAAGCCAGCATCCTTGTCCGGCTCGCCCTTGTCGCTGTAGCACTGCAGTTCCAGGCACTCGATCACGCGGCGGCATCTCTGCGCCACCTGTAGCCGCACTTGCCCTTTGCCGTTCTCCAACAGCGCTTGCACGGCTGCCACCCGGTCACGCACTGGCGGGTTGCTGCGTGGTGACTGGTTGGACATGCCGTAGGACTCCAGGATCTGGATGTCGGTCTGGCTTGCGTTGGTGCTGCGGCTGCCACCGCTGGCATCTGGGTAGATGTAGATCTGTTGCTGCGGGTGCCGGCGGCGGATCTCTTGCGCCAAGGCGTCAGTGTCATGCGCACCGGCGATCTCGTCGATCACCAGCAGTCCATTGTTCAGCCGCACGGCGATCACCGCAGACATGTTGCCCACGTTGAAGTCGATGCCAACGCGGATCGGTTCGCGGGTGATGTCCGGCACTGTGGCGGTGACATGCTTCGCCCGGTCAAAGCGGTCATACACCTGCCCAGTTGTCAGGTTGACGAACTCGCCGTCGAGGTACGCCCGCAGCAGGCTTGGGTCGTAGTTGGCTTCCAGGCGCTCGATGAAGTCCGGCGGCAGGTGTGGATTGTCTGCCGTGCGCATCTTGATGAGCTGCCGGTCTGGCCGCTGCTTGGCCTCGTCGCTACCGAATGTGTTCCACATCCATCGGAACCCCTCTGGCGTCGATGCCGCGCCAAACTGCCGGACATTGCCGGACCGCAGACGGCCGAGGATCTTTGGGAATGCCTTATTGGCAATGCTCGGCGTCACGGTGTCGATCTCGTCAGCCAAAACCCAGGCAAGGTTTAAGCCGATGATGCGTGACCAGTTTTCAAAGCTGCGGCACAGGATCTTGGTGTCACCACCTGGCAAGTGCAGCATGTACTCCGGCAACGGCGACGCCCTGAACGTGTACGGGATGTCATACGCCTCAAGGAATGCCTCGAAGTCCGTCTGCCAGATGTCCCGAATCAGTGGACCCGTCGGCTCCATCACGCAGCCAATGAAGCCCTGATTGACCGCAGCCAGCATCACGGCTTTAGCGCACAGTGCCCGTGTCTTGCCAGCGCCGTAGCCCGCACTAATGCCAAGGATCTGCGTTGCGGTGTCATCCACAAACGCAAGTTGCCCAGGGTGCAGGTCAGCGCGGATGCGATCGAGTAGATCGTCAGTGTCCTCTGGCGTCTGCTGCTGCATGAACGCAAGCAGCGGCCCTGGTTCGCAGATGCCTGATATCAGGCTCACGACATCTCAAACCGCAACAGCCGGGCTTGCTTGTCCAATGCAATTAGCGCGGTGTTGAGCTGATCCTTCTCGGCAGCGCGGCGTTCATATTCCATCGCTCGTGCAACCGCAGCCTCAAGCCACTGAGAGCGTTCCAGCTTGGCATCAGCAGACAGTAGCTCACGAGCGCGGGCAATATAGGAATCAACTTGACGATCACCTATCCCCCAGTTTTCCGCGGCAAATTGAATGATTTGTTTTCTACTATGAGCGCGCAAGAGCAAGTCATAGACAGCATTTGTGCGCTGTTCGGACTCTGTATTGTTGCACTTGCGCGCCATTGTATTACTCCCGGATTTGAATCGGCATGATGAGATACGTCTGCTCTGTCATGCTAGTCGGCCTTAGCACGACTGGCGTCGTTGCACTATTGGCCGACAGTGTAACAGTCTCCGCTTGGCGCATGGCTTTAAGGCCATCGAGCAGGTAATGCACGTTGAACGCCCAAGTGCCTGCGGCTGTGCCTTCGTAAGTGATCAGCTCCTTGCCGTTGTTGGCATCGGCCTCGGCAGTGATGGCCAGCGCACCAGCAGCGGCGACCAGCTTGACGATTGAGTCATGCGCCTCTGCGATCAGGGCGACACGCTCCAAACAGCGGGTGAACCGGTGCCGGTCCATGGTCATGGTGTGCTCAAAGCTGGTGGGCACCAGTGCTGCCACGTCGGGGTACTTGCCATCAAGGAGGCGGCTGTAGATGGTGATGCCGTCACCTGCATCAATGACCGCTTGGCCGGTTGTTGCGGCCACTGTCACCGTGCGGTCCTGCAGCAGCTTCATGGTGGTAGCAGGGAGTATCAAATCAATGCCGTCCGGCAGGGCTACGGGCACGCGCATCATGCGGTGACCATCTGTGGCTTCCATGAAGCC